ATGGTTATTGATGATATGGCTAATGATAAAAGCAATTTTGTTGAGAGACCGCCTACACGTGCTATAATTGATATTTGCAACAACCAACCTTATTATGCCAACATGGCTGATTTGGAATCAAAGGGAAAAGTCTTTGTTGAACCCCAGATTTGTGTTGTTACAACTAATGTTAAAGATTTGGATGCACGTGTTTATTCCAATTGTCCTTACTCGATTCAGAGAAGGATGCATGCTGTTGTTACTGTTAAAGCTAAGCCTGAATTTCAGATTATGATTGACGGTAAACCATCTGGTGTTGATTCTGACAAAGTTGATGAGTTTTACCGAAAATCGGGCAAGAAACCCGTTTTTGATGACATTTGGAATTTGACGGTTGAGCGTGCAATTGAACCTGAGGATTTGAAAAGCCAAGCACCATATGCCCCTATTGTTTATAAAGGGAAGAAATTGGTTGATGTTCCATTTCGAGTGGTCGTTCAGTACCTTGTGGAAGATTTTCAGCGTCACACACGCAATCAGGACAATATTTTAGATCGTATCAAAGTGCGGCAGGGTGGTGTTGAACGCTGTCCATGTATGATTGAGTCGTATGGAAAGATTGTTCAATGTCCACAAATGAAAGGTTTTTGCGATACGCATGACTTTGAGAATCAGATAGGTGAACAAGTTTCTGAATCTGCTCAACGTGCTTTTTCCATTGTTACTGATAGAATCAAGCGAGATTTATTTGGTATGGATGCGGCAGTAGAAGGATTGTGTGCTTTTGCTATGATCTCTGCTGCGAAGAGATTTGTGAAACATTGGGATTGGATTATGATTGTCCCCTCTGATTGGTTACGTAGTGATGTTTTCGTCAAATTTTTGCTTGGTTGCAATAGGAAAACGTTACGTAATCGTTATGTTCACAATTCCATCCTTTTGTGGTCTTTGCTTTCGTTTTTCATGTGGATGATATGGTATCTTTTTCCTTCTGCTGATTATAGAGTTTATACTTTGTTTGCATTTATTCTTGTTAGCGTTGGCTTGACTATCCAGAAATTGATGGTTGGTATCGTTATTGAGGATTATATGGAAAGCTTGGTTGATCGGAATACCATTTCTCCGTTAGTGCGTG